CCGCCACGGTCACCAGCGGCGCCGTCTCCACGGTCAGCGGTGCCGGCGACATTGCATCAGGCGAAGCTTTCGGCACAGCGACCTTCAGTGGCACGTCTGCGGCCACGGTCACAGGCGCGGGCGGCATTGCGAGTGGTGAGGCCTTCGGCGCCGCGACCTTCGTCAGCGAGGGGCCTTCGACCATCGTGGTGGAGGACGGCACGGCCAAGCCTGATGCCGTGAGCTACTGCACCCTCGACTTTGCTGACGCTTGGCACGAGGCCCGTGGCGTCACCTCATGGGCGACGAAGACGCAGAGCCAGCGAGAGCAAGCGCTGGTGCGCGCGACCGACTACATGCTCGGCGCGTACCGCATGCGCTGGGCCGGCAACAGGCTCACCACGACCCAGGCGCTCGACTGGCCGCGCAGCAACGTGCCGATGCTCGATGCACCGGGATTTTGGCCCACCTACTACGCAAATGACGTGGTGCCGATCGAAGTGCAGCGCGCGTGCGCCGAGCTTGCGCTGAAGGCGACGACAGGAGAGTTGGTGACGGACATTGGCCAGGTCAAGCAGTCGATCAAGGTCGGTCCGATGGCCATCGACTATGCCGACGGCTCGATGCCGGTGAAGCGCTTCCTCGCGGTGGACCGGATGCTGGCGCCGCTGCTGCGAGGCGGTGGTGGACAACTGACGGTGACGCGATGCTGACGAAGCGCGAGAAGCGGATGAAGCGGCCTCGCCGGCGGCCGTCGTTCAATGCGGCAGCCAGGGTTTTCAGGGTCAAGCCCGACCCATCGAAGCCATTCCACGTCGAGGTGCGCATCGCGCGCACGCGCCTGCTCATGAACGGCGAGCAGCGCCGCCTCGACCACGAGGAACGCGAGGACCCGCGCACGATGGGTCTGGTTCGGCACTGGCTTCAGCGCCGCGGAAGGCGTGTCGCTCGCTACGTCGTCAGGCCGCGCGGCCTCATCGCGCGCATGTACCTCAACGTGAACGACCTCCGCGCCCGCCCGAGCGAGATCGTCAGCCACGAGTGCACGCACGCCGGCATGGCCTGGGCGCGCCTGCGCGGCGCGAACCTGCGGGTGATGGCGGGCGAGGAAGTTCTCTGCCACGCCGTCGGCCGCCTCGTCGCGCAGGTGAACCGCGTCTGCTTCGCGATGAAAGTGTGGCCATGAGCTTCGACTACAGCGAGCTCGCCGCGGAGGTCCAGACGATCCTGGACGAGTTCGGCCGCGAAGCCACGCTCAACCGCAAGGGCACGCCGGTCTACGACCCGGCCACCGGCCGCACGACCACCACACCGCTGACGCAGACCCTGCAGGCGGCCAAGTTCCCCTACGGCGACAAGCTGATCGACGGCACGCTGATCCGTGCCGGTGATGAGCAGCTCTACGCGTCGGCCTACGGCACCACGCTGGTCCCGCAGCCGGGCGACACCATCACGTGGGGCACCGAGACCTGGAACGTGGTGCGCGCGAAGCACATCGCGCCGGCTGGGGTCTTCGTGCTGTTCGAAGTGCAGGTCAGGAAGTAGCGCTGTGGCCGAGCAGACGTCCTGGTCCATCCCGTTCGACGCGCTGGCGCAGAAGATGCGCGGCCAGATCGAGCAAGCGGCCCGGAAGATCGCATTCGAGGCGTTCAGCCGCGTGATCCAGCGTAGCCCCGTGGACACTGGCCGCTTCCGCGCGAACTGGAACGTGTCCTATGGAGCGCCGAACTACGCGACGACAGCGGGCACGGCTGGTGGCATAGGTGAAGCGCAAAAGGTCCTGACGCTGCCCGTCGGAGGCGTGGTGTTCCTCGCCAACGGCCTGCCGTATGCGCACCGCCTTGAGTACGGCTGGAGCAAGCAGGCGCCCGGCGGAATGATCCGCCTCGTGGCCGCTGAGATCGGGCAGTCGCTTGGAGGCAAGAAGGCATGAGCCGACAGCGAATCCGCACCGCGTTCGAGACGCGACTCGACGCGTGGGCAAGCTCTCAAGGGCTGCCATTCATCCCGGAGAACACCGAAGCGGACAAGCCGCCCCAGTTCATCCGCGGGATCCTGCTGCCGGCGCCGACCGTCAGCCAGGACTTGACCGGCGCGCACAAGCGCTACATCGGCATCTATCAGGTTGACCTCTGCATGGCCAAGGGCGAGGGCCCGGCCGACTCCGACGCGCTCGTCACGTCCCTCGAGGCGCAGTTCCCTGGGTCTTCGTACATCGCGGAAGCCGGCTTGCGCATCCTGATCCTCGAGCCTGTCAGCGCCACCCAAGGCAAGCCTGACGACACCCACTACGTCACGCACTGCTCGATCCTGTATCGAGCCGACACCGTCTCCTAACACCACAACTCAGCAGCAGTGACGCCCGCTTCGCGCGGGCGTTGCCGCTTCTGGCGCCCGATCCGGGCAACCCCACAAGCCGCCTCCGGGCGGCTTTTTCTTTTGTCCAAACGAAAGGGCTTCCATGTCCGTCGCACTTCCCAACGGCATCGTCCTGGCGCTCGCCACGGCCTACGCCAGCTCGCTGACTGTCACCGCCGCGTCGAACGCATCCGAGTGCGTTCTGACCGTCACCAACACCCTCGTCGCTGGCGACCTGGTGGAGTTCACCTCCGGCTGGGCCAAGGCGAACAACCGGATCTTCCGCGTGAAGTCGCCCACCGGTTCGAACCTCGTGCTCGAGGGCTTCGACACCACGTCGACCACGCGCTTCCCGGCCGGCTCCGGTACTGGTTCGATCCGCAAGATCAACACCTGGACCCAGATCCAGCAGGTCACCGACACGACCAGCTCGGGCGGCGAGCCGCAGTACGTCACCCACTCGTTCCTCGAGCAGGACTTCGACTCGCAGATCCCGTCGACGACCTCGGCCCAGTCGATCGCCATCACCGTGGCGGACGACCCGACGCTGGCCGGTTACATCGCGATGAAGAACGCCGCGGAAGGCCGCGCGCTGACGGGCCTGCGCGCCACGCTGCCGCAGGGCGGCTACATCCTCTACAACGGCTACGTCGCCTTCGACGAGACGCCGACGATGACCAAGGGCCAGCTGATGGCCTGCCGCGGCGGCATCGCGCTGCAGGGCCGCCCGGTCCGCTACGCCACCTGATCCCCCACTGACGCGTGAAGCGTCGGCAACCCCAGAGGCCCACCAACGCGTGGGCCTCTCTCATTTCTGGAGCACTCATGCTGAAGACCAACCCGAATCCGAAGTTCACCGAGCCGGCCGCAATCCCCGTGTGCGGCGGCGAGACGTTCGACCTGCCCATCACCTTCCGGTACATGCGCCAGTCGGCCGCGAAAAAGCACTGGGAGGACGTGCGCACGAAGCCCGAGGCCGAGCAGCTGCTGCCGCTGATCGACGGCTGGGACGCCAAGGTCGCCGGCGAGGCCATCGGCAAGGACGAGGCTCCCCTGAACGTCGACAACCTCACCGAGCTGCTGGACATCCACGCCGGCGCCGGCCTGGCCATCGCCACGGCGTTCAACGTCGGGCTGCGCGGCGGCCGCGCAAAAAACTGAAGGCCGTCGCTCGACGGCTCTTCGGCGAGAAGCCCTCCGAGGCCCAGCTCGAAATGCTGGGCATGACGGAGGAGGACTTCCCGGACACCGAGGTGTGGCCCTGCGCCGAGAAGGCCGTCGAGGTGTTCCAGGCGGCGCTGACGCAGTGGCGCATCGGCATGGGCGGCGCCACAGGCCTGGACTACAGCGCGCTGCCGGTCTGCATGGACATGGTGGGCGTTGATGCCGCTGACCGTCCAGGCGTCTTCAACGACGTGCGCGTGATGGAAGCCGAAGCCCTCGCAGAGATGCGAGAGCAACGCGAAGAGCGCGAAGAGCGCGCCAATAGGGAGAAGGCCCATGGCTGATGAAGTCGCAGGTGGCGGAGACGTCACCAGCAGCATTGCCCTGGCCGTCGATTCGACGCAGGTCAACCGCGCTGCCGATGACCTGGAGCGCTTCTCGCGCGCCGGCGCAGGAACCGAGCAGACCACCAAGCGGGTCGAGCTCGCCTTCGATGCGCTCGTCGCCTCGACGAACAACATCGCCGCGCAGATGCGCGACCTGGTCACGCTGCAGACCGCGAGCGCCAGGTCGTTCCAGGAACTGGCCACGTCGACGGCCAGCATCGCGTCGCTGGCGGCGGCGAATGCACGCCTGGCCGCCGAGGCCAAGCCAGCGGCCGTGGCGATGGACAACGTGGCCGATGCCGGGCAGCGCCTGCTGGCCAGCCTGCGCGACCAGTCCGCCACCTTCGGCAAGAGCGCCGAGGACATCGCGCGCTATCGCGCCGCACAGGCCGGCGTGGCCGCCGAGGCTGCGCCGCTGATCCTGCAACTGGAGAACCAACGCTCCGCACAGCGAGCAGCGGCAGATGCAGCGATCGCCGAGGCCCAGGCACAGCGTGAAGCTGCCCAAGCGAAAGCGGCTGTCGGCCGCAATCAGTCCAGCTTCATCGAGGCGCTGAAGTTCCAGGCCGACATGCTGGGCAAGTCGCAGGGCGAGATCCTGGCGTACCGCGCCGCGCTGCTGGGTGTGTCCGATCAGGCGGCGCCCTACATCACGCGCATCAGCGAGGCCGCGCAGAAGACGGGTCAGTTGGGCGCCGGGCAGAAGCTCACGGCGATGCAGGCGCAGCAACTGGGCTTCCAGTTGAATGACCTGTTCGTGCAGATTGCCTCAGGCGGCTCGCCGCTCACTGCACTGATTCAGCAGGGCTCGCAGCTGTCTGGCACCTTCGGCGGGCTCGGGAACACGTTCCGTGCGCTCGGAACGCTCGTCACGCCGGCGCGGCTCGCGCTCGGCGGTGTCGGCCTCGCGCTGACTGTCGTCTCGCTCGCGTATGCCCAAGGCGCCAAAGAAGGAGACGAGTTCGCGCGGTCGCTGATCCTGACGGGCAATGCCGCCGGTAGCACGGTGGGTCAGCTGACGGCGCAAGCCAAGGCGATCTCTGCGGTGGCCGGCACGCAGGGCAAGGCGGCTGAGGTACTTGCGCAGCTCGCTGCAACCGGCCGCGTCGGGGCCGAAGCGATCGGCCGCGTGGCTGAAGCGTCGATCCGCCTCGAGCGTGTCGGCGGCCCCGCCGCCGCGGAGACGGCGAAGCAGTTCGCCGAACTGGGCAAGGCCCCGCTGCAAGCGTCGATCCGCCTCAACGAGCAGACGAACTTCCTGACTGACTCGCTGTACCGGCAGATCAAGGCGCTGGAAGAGCAGGGCAAGGTCGCGGAAGCCGCGCGCGTTGCGCAGATCGGCTACGCCGAAGCACTGGAGGGCCGCACGTCACAGTTGGAGGCGCGCCTGGGGTTCTTCGAACGCGCCTGGCGCACGCTGGGCGACGCCGCCAAGGGCGCCTGGGACAAGATCCTCAACATCGGCCGTCCGGACACGCCGGAAGACCTGGTTGGCCAGGCCGAGAAGGCGCTGGAGCGCGCACGCAAGCTGGCCAAGCTGCCAGCGTTCTCCTCGTCGCCTGAAGCGAACGTCGAGGCGAAGGAGCGCGAGCTGGCCGCTGCCAAGGCGGTGTCGCGCGCGCTGCAGGACGACGCAAAGGCGACGGCCGACAAGGCGGAGGCGGGCAAGGTGCTCGTCGAGCTCGACAAGGACCTCGGCAAGTCCATGAGCTATCGGGCTCAGCTGGCCAAGGACCTGCAGGAGTTCGACAGCAAGGCCGCGATCGCTCGCCGGGCAGTGTCGGCCGAACGCCTGGCCGAGTTTGACGCCGACGTGGCGCGCCAGCGTGCCTTCCTCCAGCAGAGCGCTTCCGCCACGCAGCAGGGCATCGCCCTCGAGCTGGCGGGCATCGAGGAGGTAAAGAAGGCGCGGCTCGACGCGTCGAAGCTGGCCGAGCAGCAGATCAAGCGCCAGGTCGCGCTCGGCAACACCTCCGAGTTCGCTGCGGACCGCGAGATCGCCGCTCTGCGACTGCGAGACAACCAAGCCATCGTCGCCGCGCTGCAAGCCCAGCGCCGCGTGCTCGCGAGCCAGTTCGAGCCGGCGCAGGCCCTCGCCGCGAACCAGAACCAGATCAACGAAGCGCTGCGCGAGCGCGAGCTGTTGCTCGACAAAGAGCGCAACGTGATGAAGGACCTGGTGGCGCTGGGCGAGCGCCGGCAGGAGTCGCCGGCGGAGTCGTTCCGCCGCTCGGAGCTTCAGGGCGCGCAGGCCATCGCCGACGCCCAGCGTCAAGCCCAGTTGGCCATCGTCCAGGCTGCGCAGTCCTCGAAGGTCTCGCTCGAGGAATCGAACCGCGAACTGGCGCTGGAAGCGGAACTGATCGGCAGGAGCTCCGCGGCCCGATCGATCGCCCTGCAGCAGTTCGCCATCGAGGCGCAGCTGCGCGCGCGCATTCGCGAAATCCAGGCCGCGCGCTTCAGCCCGGACCGCGAACTGCAGGAGATCGCTGACGCGACCAAGGCAGCGCAGCAGGCCATCGCCAACCTGGGCACGAAGTCCAACCTGCAGGCGGTGTCCGACCTGCTGGATCCGACGCGGGCGAAGAGCTTTGCTGAGACGCTGACGGCCGGGTTCAACAGCGCCGGCAGCGCGCTGGCCAAGTTGTCCAACGTCTTTGCCGACTATGCGGCCAAGCGCATCAGCCTGGAAGAGCAGATCGCGCGCGCCCGCGCTGACAAGAACCCGGCAGTCAGCGAAGAGGCGCGCCAGAAGACGATCAACGCGCTGGTCGAGAAGCAGGGCCAGACCCAGCTCGAGGCCTACGCCTCGATGACGACTGCGGCGCGCGGGTTCTTCAAGGAAGGCTCGTCCGGTTATCGCACGCTGTCCGCGCTGGAAGCGGCATTCACCATCGCCCAGTTGGCCGGCAGCTTCGCTCGCAGCACCGCGGCCGCCACCGAGGCGGTGCTGAACCAGGGCAAGGGCGATCCCTACAGCGCCTTCGCGCGGATGGCCGCCATGGCCGCCGCGGTGGCGCAGCTGGGCTTTGCGACGGGCTTCTTCGGTTCGTCGGGCACCAGCAACCTGGCCAGCGCTGCGGATCGCCAAGGCGGCGCCGCCACCGGCCGCGTCATCACTGCTGCCGACCTGGATCCGAACAGCGCCAGCTTCGTGCGCGGCACGGTGCTGGGAGACAGCGACGCGCGGTCGGAGTCGATCCTCAACGCGATCGAGTCGCTCGACAGCATCGCCAGCATCGAGCTCACCTACACGCGGGGGATGCTGGACAGCCTGCGCAACATCGAGAGCAGCCTGCTGGGCCTGGGCAACCTGCTGTTCCGCGCCGCGGGCGGCGGCCTAACCACCGGCCGGAACCTCGGAATCCAGACGGGCCTGCTGGGCCGCAACGAGGGCGATCCCATCCTGAAGGCGATGGGGATCAACGACGCCGGTGTCATCCAGTCGCTGGCGAACAGCGGTTCCATCCTCGGGAAGATCGGCGTGTTCGGCCAGTCCCTCTGGGGCAAGGTCACGCAGGAGGTGGTGGACTCCGGCCTGTCGATCATCGGCACGGTGGCCGACCTCATCGCCGGCCAGGGTGTGCAGCAGTTCGCCGACGTGGCCACGACCACGAGCAGCTTCTTTGGGCTGCGCAAGAAGACCAGCACCAGCACGCAGTTCGCCGAGGTCGATGACGCGATCGCCGAGCAGTTCGGCCTGCTTTTCGCGAGCATCGGCGACACCATCGGGGCGTCAGCCGCCGTGCTTGGCCGCGACGCTGGCCAGGCTCTCACCCATGCCATCGAGTCCTACCCGATCAAGATCGATCGGCTGAGCCTGAAGGGACTGGAAGGCGAGGAGTTGCAGAACGCGCTCAATGCCGCGATCGGCGCCGCTACGGACGAAATGGCCGCGGCCTTGGTGCCCGGACTCAACGACTTCCAGCGGGTCGGCGAGGGCTACTACGAGACGCTGGTGCGCGTGGCCTCAGGCATCGAGGTCGCGAACTACGAGCTTGAACTGCTCGGCATCACGGCCATCGACTACGCCGCCATCACGCGCAAGCAAGGCGACGTCACGGCGGAGATCATCCGCCAGTCGATCGTGCAGTTCGAGACCGCCGGCGGCGTCGTGTCGAGCGTCGGCGAGATCATCCAGACGCTCAACGGCAATGGCTCCGACCTGTCGAGCACCTATCGCCAACTGGTCGACGTGCGCGATGCGCTGGTGCTGGTGGGCGAGAGCGGCGATTCGCTGACGGTCGCGATGATCCGCGGCGCCGGCGGCCTCGACAAGCTGAGCGCGGGGCTCGACACCTACTTCACCAAGTTCTTCACCCCTCAGGAACAGGCGGCCGCGAAGACGGCGCGCTTGGCCGACCAGTTCGAGCGCCTGGGCCTGGAACTGCCGGCCACCCGCGAGGAGTTTCGCGCACTGGTCGAGAGCCTCGCCGACGGTACTGACGCGGGCGAACGGCTGTTCGCCGCGGTGACCAACCTAGCAGGCGCCTTCGACGAGGCCATCGCGCCCGCGGAGGCCTTGGCGCAGACGCTGCTCGACTCCATCACCGAGGCGCTGCCGAAGTTCCTCTCGCCCGAGGAACTGCTCGGAACGCAGTACGGGAACATCGCCGCAGGCCTGCAGAAGGCGGGCATCAACGTCAGCGCCGGCCAGTTGCAGGCGGCATCGCTGGACGACATCGAGGCCTTCGCGCGCGCCTTCGTGAACATCGGCGACGGCGCCAGCGAGGCCGAGATCGCGGTGGTCAAGGCCGCCAGCGCGCTCGCGGACCTGAAGAACAACGCCGCGGCGGCGACGCAGCAGCTCGAAGACGCGATCGCGCAGAACCTGCCGCGCCTGCTGTCGCCCGACGCGCAGCGCACCTTCCGCTTCCAGCAGATCCAGGCGGACCTGCAGGACGTCGGCGTGTCGATCCCGCTCGAGCGCCTGATGACCGCCACGAAGGCGCAGATCCTGGCCTTCGCGCAGTCGTTCGTGAACCTGGCCGACGGTGCGAGCAAGGCGGAGCTCGCGGTGGTCAATGCCGCGGGCGCGCTGGGCACGCTCATCGACGAGAGCAAGACCGCGAGCGACGCCCGCCAGAAGACGCTCGGCGACCAGTTCGACCAGCTGGTCGAGGGCCTGCGGCGCGGCGTGTCCGATGCCTATGCCGACGTCTCGCAGATCATCAGCAGCGAGCAGACGCGGCTGAAGAGCGAGGCCGACAAGTCGATCCAGGAACTGGAGCAGAAGGGCAACAAGGTCACCCAGACCTACTCCAGCCTCATCGACTCGCTGGGCTCGTCCCTGAAGCAGGTGATGGGCGACATCGCCGGCGACGGCGGCCGGGCCCAGGCGATCAACACGCTCCGCCTCTTCCGTGATGGCGGTGCCGTTGATGCAGATGCTGTGCGCGACGCTGCAAGCACTGCGGCACGTCTGGAAACGTCGAACTTCGCCTCTGCACTGGAGTTCCGGCGCGCCCAGGCGAGCACGGCGGCGCTGATCCGCGATGTGAGCGTGGCGGCGCAGCAGCGGCAGACATCCGAGCTCGGCGCCATCCAGGCGCAGCAGGAAGAGATCGAGTTCGAGCTCAAGAAGCAGACCGATGCGCTCGACGATCAGCTGAAGCAGGCGCGCAGCGCAGCCGGCTCGCTGGCGAGCATCGACGACGGCGTGAAGACCGTGGCCGGCGCGATCGACCGGCTCAACCAGGCCATGGCCGCGGCGCGTGCGGCCACCGGCGGCGGTGGACCGACGGGCCAGTGGGTCTCCAGCGGCGGCACGGATGCGCTGGCTTCGGCTGGTGGCGCCGTTGCGCTGCGCGAGACCGGCGCCAAGGTCGAGGACTCGATCGTCAAGGGTCTGAAATCGAGCTTCACGATCGCTGAGGCGCAAGCCTTTGTCGCTGATCGCCTCGCGGCCGGCGACATCGTCGGCATCTACGCGCGCGCCCGCGCCGAAGGCATCGACTCGTCCACGCTGGACACGCTGATGGGCTGGGCACCAGGCACGTCGCTTGGCGAGGCGCTCCGCCGCGGCCTGCCGGCCTTCGAGGTCGGCAGCGACTTCGTGCCGAACACCGGCCTTGCGGTCGTGCATCAGGGCGAGCGGATCTTCACCGCAGCCGACAACCGGGCCGTGATGCGGATGCTGAGCGACGGCGTCGGCGGCAGCGCTGAAGTCGTCGCCGCGGTGAACGACCTCATCGCCGCAGTCAAGGAATCGGCCGATCGCAACGTCAGGGGCCACGCCGCCGTCGCGGCCAACACCGGGGCCATCAAGAAACACCTTGATGGCGCGATCAATGGCGGCGCGCCGCTGCGTACTGAAGCAGTCACCCCATGAAGGTCATCGCCCCTGTGACGGTCAGCGAAGGGATGCTGACCAGCTCGACCCTGCCCGAAACCGACTACGCAGCGTGGAGCAGCGGCACGAACTATGCCGCTGCCGCGCGCGTCATCAAGTCCCACAAGGTGTGGGAGAGCGCGCAGTCCAGCAACACGAACCACAACCCAGACACCGACGACGGCACCTGGTGGATCCAGGTCGGGCCGACGAACCGGTGGGCGATGTTCGACGGCTCGGTGTCCACAGCCAGCACCGACACCGTTGACATCGAGGTCGTGCTGACGCCGGGCGTGATCATCGACTCGGTCGCGATCATTTCCGGCATCGGATCCAGCGTGCGCGTGCAGATGCACGACGGCGCCACGTCGGTCTACGACGTGACGCAGAGCCTGGACTCGACGCCGATCGACGACTGGGAAGACTACTTCTTCGCCGACCAAGTGCTGGCCGGCGAGCTGCTTTTCCAGAGCCTACCGCGCTATCTGAGCGGCACCGTCACCGTCACCGTGACGGCCTCATCTGGCCAAGCGGCTGTGGGCGCCTTGGTGATCGGCCGCCTACATGACCTCGGCGGCACGCTCCGCGGCCCATCGGCAGGCATCGCCGACTACAGCCGCAAGGAGACCGACGACTTCGGGACGGTCTCGCTCGTGCAGCGCTCGTACGCGAAGACCGCGCAGCTGCGCATGGCCCTGAACACCGAAGACCTGCGGCGCGTGCAGTCGGTCCTGTCCGGCCTGCGCGCGACGCCGGCTGTGTGGATCGGCGCGACCGACACGAACCGCTTCGCTCCCCTCGTGATCTTCGGCTGGTACCGGAATTTCAGCCTGGATCTGGAGGACCTCTACCACTCCTTCTGCACCCTCGAAATCGAGGGCCTCACATGAGCACAGTTCCAAGCCTTCCACCGGCGCCGTCTCGTGGCGACACGAACTTCGCCACCGTTGCAGACGCTTTTCTCGCATCCCTTGAGCCATGGGGTGATGCGCTTAATGTCGTGGCCGGCGAAGTCAATGCCCAGGCCGCCGAGGTCTACTCGCTGCACGCCGACATCCTCGCCAACACGGGAAGCTCAACAGCGCGCGGAACCAGCACGACATCGCTCGCGATCGGCACCGGCTCCAAGGCCTTCACGACGCAGAGCGGCAGGGCTTTCGCTGCAGGACAGCCAATCATGGCCAGCAGCGCCGCGAACCGCTCGAACTGGATGTTCGGCGTCGTCGATTCGTACTCCGGCGGCACGCTGGTTTTGATCGTTAGCGCGACCGGCGGCAGTGGCACGCATGCGGACTGGGATCTCTTCCTGGCCAGACCGGCTGGCAGCGTCATCGTCACCGACTTCACGGCGAGCGGCACCTGGACGAAATCGCCGCTGGCCAAGGCGGTGATGGTCGTCGTCATCGGAGCTGGCGGTGGCGGCGGAGGCGGCACGGCATCCGACACGGCCGGCAAGCCCGGTGGTGGCGGTGGCGGGTGCTGTCCGCCGCCGGTCCTAATGGCCGCCAGCAGCTTGGCCGCCACGATGGATGTCGTCGTTGGCGCCGGTGGCGCCGGCGGGGCAGCAGGCGCGAACCCTGGAAGTGCGGGCGGCTACAGCGAGTTCGGCGCAGCCGGAACGGTAGGCCACGTCCGAGCGTACGGAGGAGGTGGCGGCGGCTGCGGAAACGGCACGACATCGGGCGCAGGGGGAGGGGGTGGCGGCCTGTTCGGCGCCGGCGCCACGGGCGCGAATGGCACCGGATCCACCAACGGCGGCGACGGTGGGGCCGGTGGTGCCGGCATGCCCAACGGCAGCGGGTCGTCTGCAGCCGGTGGCGCCGGTGGCGCAGGCTCGACCGGCACCGGCGCGGCTGGCGCCGGCACCGATACCGAGGGCCGGCCTTACGCTGGCGCTGGTGGTGGCGGAGGCGCAGCGAGCAGCACCACGGCCAACAACAACGGCGGCGGCAATGCCGTTTGGGGCGGTGGCGGTGGCGGTGGCGGCGGCGGGCCCACGGCCGGGCTCCCGAACGCTGGTTTCGGCGGGCTGTCGATCTGGGGCGGGCACGGTGGCTCTGGTGCACGTCGCGCCGCGGCACAGGCCGTCAACTTCACGACCCAGACCGCGGGGTCGCGGAACAGCCTCATCGGCCTCGGTGGCGGCTCGCCGCTGGACTCCGACGGAACCGCGGGCGGAGTCGGCTGCGGTGGTGGCGCGGGGTGTGCAACGTCGGCCGGCGGCGTTGCCCGCGCCGGTGGCGCCGGCGGCCGCGGGCACGTCCGCGTTATCGAGTTCTGCTGATCTGGAGACGCGCACATGGCACGTTATGCAATCGTCGTGAATGACGCCGTCCTGAACGTGGTCGAAGCCGATGCTGCGAACGCCGAGTCCTACGCCGCTCGTGAAGGCGGCATCGCAGTGGAGTCGACAACGGCCAGTCCAGGGGACAGCTACGGTGACGGTGAATTCGCTCGGCCGGCGGTTGTCGTTCCAGTCCCCCAATCGGTGACGCGTCGCCAGGCGCGCCAGGCGCTGCGCCTCGCTGGCCTGCTGGGCAGCGTTCAGGCCGCCATCGATTCGATCCCCGATGACCTGCAAAGGGACTTGGCGCAGATCGAGTGGGACGACAGCCAGGAGTTCCAGCGGCACCGACCTCTTCTGATTGCGCTGGCCACGCAGATGGAGTTGACCAGCGAGCAGCTGGACAACCTGTTCCGCACGGCGGCTGCGCTATGAGCGTCCTCGGCATCTCCCTGGCCGCCCTGGGCCTGTACCTGGCCGTCGGCGCCGTTCTGGCGGCCCTCGGCGGCCGCTTCTCGCTCACGGACTGGCTCTACCAGCTGTTCCTCGCGTGGGACCAGCTGATGAACGTGCTGGCCACGCCGTTCAACCGCGGCGCCTGGGCCGACGAGACGATGAGCTCGCGCGCCTGGCGCGCCGACCGCGACGGTAAGCCGTGGGGGAGGGTGGTCCGACCATTCTTCGATCTTCTCTTCGCGTGGCAGCGCGCACCCGGCGGCCACTGCCGGCGCGCCTACGAGCGCGAGATGGCCAGGCTGCACAGCCCTCCCGAGCAGCGTCCGACAACCAAGGTCGACCGCGCACCCAGCTGAGCCCCTTGCGGCGTGCAGCTTCGGCGCCGCGCATTCCTTGATCCCCGACGGAGCTGCACATGCGCCGAACTCTCGCCGCCATCCTTCTGGCCTTTACGGCCACCTTCGCTGACGCTGCCACCGAGGCTGCGCGCGACCCACTGAACTACCCGCTGAAGCAGTGGACGTTCATGCTGGGCCTGGCCCTCTTCGGAGGCCTGGCCAGCTGGATCACCAAGGTCCGCAAAGGCGCCATCGCCGCCCACAACGTGATGGCGCTGATCGGTGAACTGACCGTCAGC